TATGAGTTTCACAATAAGTCAGTAGCAAACTTATTTTACGGATTGTATCATAGATTTTTTGGTTCCTAGCTGTTTTATGACGAATAAGAGGCATTACATTTCCACAGATATATGAGAGACATATACACTCCTAAGGTGATAAAAAGGATGTAGCAGGTTGACTTAGAATACATAAAAACTTTCAATCCTCTAGAAGAAATCAATAAAAGGGATAATTATGGCTAAGCGAAGAAGGACAAATACACAAAATAAGTAATGAAGGAGTGTCAGAACAGTTCCATCACTAAGGGAACTTTCACGATGAACATAAAAGGAGGAGAAGTGTACACTACAGAAGAAAATAATCTCTAAGGCACATAAGTACTCAATGTAGATGAAAGACCAAGAACAATATGTAATCCGAGCGAAGATTACTGTGGACTGTTAACCATATTACAGACCTTATTCTGGCCAATATTGAAACAGAGCTTGCCAGGTTTCATACAAGGATACACTAAAGACTAATTGTAGAAGATATTTACAGACAATGTTAGATCAGACTACAAGTCTCACAGCATAGATGGGTCAGCATTCGAGAGCACCCAACACACATAATTGAGATAGAGCGGAGTAGATCCTATAACGGAAGAGTTGATAAACCTGGTATTCGACTAACTGAGAGAAAATGCATGGTTTTAGAATAATGTGGTAGACATAGAGTCACTCAGAAGATCGTTTAGAAAAGTTGCTACTGATCACACTAGCTTACTATTTGTAGAGATGCCAGGACTCAACGGAGAATAATGGCCCGACCACATAGCAAAAGAGTTTAGGAGAACCATTCATAATATAGCTGAGCCATGGAATAACTATATGTACTATCAGATCACAGGAATGACGTTTAGTGGACATCCTTTTACCACTTACTACAATACTAGCGCATCACTATGTTATGCTTCATACTATTTGTACAAGTCAAAACTAGATGATTATAGACATTTTTATTGGGCTGCTGGCGACGATCTAGTAGTATGGCATGAACTAGACATAAGCGCTTAATTACTATCATGTACTTCCAGAGATAAGAGTGCCAAGCAGAAGGTAGGACTAGGGCAGTGCGTGAAAGAAGTATTAGTAAACGAACATGACTAATACGACTTCTGTTCTAAGTGGGTGTTATAAGGAAAGTGCTGGAGAGATTATAGCAAGATATTGACCACTAAGATGTATTACAATAAAAGTAATCAAATAATATTAAACAATCCCGGGATACATGCAATGGCCATCTATAGAGGAGTGAAAAGCAAAAAGCTAGCAGACTAATAGAGCAGATATGTCTATAGAGAGTAGAAAATAGCCAGTACAAAGAATCAGTGAAAAGCAACATAGCAATAGCCAAGTATAACAAGTACTCACTAGAGACAGAAGATCAGACATACAGTTGCGAAAACTAAATCAATTACAAGTGCGGAGTCAGCATATACAACTTCTTGATTTATGTGGAATAAGG